CCCCAGGCATAGCGGTTTTCCGTCTGGTCGCTGGGACTGATATAGATTTTCTTAGTCATTGCGTTCCTCCTCTCCTTCCATGGTATGCTCTGTGTGCCCCTTGAGCTTCTGCAGCAGCGACTGCACGAAATCCGGCACCGGCGCACCGATAGCCGACACATTCTCCAGGATGGACAGCAGCTCGTTGATCACCAGCCAGATAATGACGATGCTGGCAAACAGGAACTTCACCGGCCAGTCCCAGCCCAGGGTGCCGGCTCCGTAGCGCAGCAGCCAGTCCACCACGGCGGCCACGCCGACAGTGGCCACATACCCCACCTTTTTCAGGATGCCCCGCAGGCCCACCCGGGAGGACAGCTCCCCGGCGTTCCATGCCTTGGTCATGCCCGTGGCGTAGTCCAGCAGCATCACCACCACCAGCACCAGCACCGGAACCAGCAGCTGCACCCCGTAGGCACACAGCGCCCCCAGGGCGGCCGCCAGCGCGGCCTTGATCGTGTTTTCTTTCATGTGTATAGCTCCTTTCAATTTGTGATTTTGCTTTAATTTTTTGTGTAATATTTGGCTATTTCGCCGATTGACTTGTACGCACAATAGGCGTACAATATAACCAAGTTAAAGGTAACGGACAGGCCAAACGGCCGGAAAGGATAAAAATGGATGCTACATTCGCTGCCGTTGCACGGCTATGGGAGCAAAAATGTTCGCAGCGCGAAATAGCTAATCGCTTGAGCATATCCGAACCTAAAGTACGTAAAATCTTGATTACCATCGGTGCAATCAAAACAGACGAAAGCCAGTTATTTGCTACCGGCTTGTCGATTGAGGAAATCGCCGATAAACTGGGCAAGTCTCCGAAAGCGGTGCTTGGCCGCCTGCCTTACACCAAGGGGCAGTACGGCGCAGAGTATCCGTCAATCAACGCCCTGCGCATCCGAAAAAGCCGCGAAAAGTAAGCATTAAGTAAAGGAAACGGACAGGCCGCAAGGCCGGAAAGGACAACATTATGGATATCATCGAGAGAATGGGCCAACTCCACAGCGGCAGTGCCAGACTGCTTGTATACAACCTCGGCGGGGACCCGATGCAGATCATCAACGACTGGCAGTCCCGGATCGGCGACAGCGTACCCCTTGCGGATTGGTTTGGCGGCGCGAACACCTTAACGCTGGACGACGCAGCCAACGGCGCGTACTGGGACATTGTCAAGTATGCCAAGTCCCTTTACCTGGCCCCCATGACCAGGGAGACCGCTGTAGCCGTCGCAAACGCCATCACCCCTGTCGGCAAGCTCCACCTCGCTGACGACATCGAGTTCACGGACATCGCATTCGCGGATGCGTGGAGCGAAGCTCACCCTGACCAGCCCCGCATTAGCCGCAACGTTGACATTGGATAAGGAGACAAGGGTCATGGCAAAAACGGAACGTCTGTACATCCGGCTCACGCCGGAACTCAAGGAGCAGATCCAGGCCGCTGCCGAAGCAGAAGGCCGCAGCGTCTCAAATTACATCGAGCACCTGATAACGCAGGCGCTCAAGCGGGAGGGCTAATCGCCCTCCTTTTTTTGCGCCTCACATCGCCAGCTACTGCGAGAACGCCTTGGTGGAAAGGTTGCCGCTATTATCCACCGATAGAGTGTACAGCGTGCCGTTGGGAGCCTGGATAAAGAGATTTTCGGCGTTCTGTTTTACCTCGTTGCCGAACTGCATCGGAGTCCCTACCCACACTTGCTTATACGCTATTTCCTCGTTAACCGTCACGATAAATCCGCTCGGGTCGCCGTTGCCGACAATGCGGATATATGCTGTGCTCGCGCTCACGATGGTTAACTTGAAGCCCTTGCCGTCGCTGTCGAATACGGCGTCATAGGTCGTGCCGCTCGTTGCCTTGTAGGTCACAGCGCCGATGGACGCCTTGCTGCTGTTGTACTGCACGGCTATCGGCCAGATACTGCCGCCTCCGCTCTCAAACGTACCGGCAGTACACCGGACGTGGATGACGTCACCGGCCTTGCAAGCGATATAGCCCGATGTTTCCATCGTGTAGGTACGTACATCGGTGGATTCCGTACCCGATCCACCGAGTCGTGTCTGGAGCTTATAGTCGGGGTCGGTCTGCACAGCCAAGTTCGTAAAGTTCGGCTGCTGCTGATAGTGCCCTTCGGCAGGCCGGATAAAAGACGTGTCTGCGGGCGTGATTGGCGCAGCCACAGGCTGCCACCACGCAGAGCCAGTCCACCATTTCGGTTTGCCGAGGGCGTTATCCCATACGGGCATGCCGGGATAATACTTATCCGCATCCAGCGTACCGCCCTGCCCGGGAAGGGCCACCGTATCCGCCAGATACTGGCGATTCCCGCTGGCGTAGCCATCATATGGGACAAGCCCCGCCGCCGTGGGGTAGTAGTAACCGGCCAGTCCATCGGTCGCCAAAAAGATTTTGGAGCTTGCGGCGGGGATCGTTTTGAACAGTTTCGGGAGCTGCTCCGTGCGTCCGGCAGAGCGAATTAAACTGAAGCCTATCAGCGCCAGCTCCACCTCGGCGCTCGATCCGGTTACGTCCACAAGCGCCGTGTTGGTGTAGGTGTCGGCGCTGCGCTCATAGAGCTGGAGCCCGCACACGGTGACCGTTGCGCGGTTGACCATCATGATGGGCACGCCTGCCGTCTGCCGCCAGCCGTAAAAGCCGTTAATGGTGAGATTGCTGTCCACCCCGGCGGAGACATACACCGCCGCGTCCTTGGACTCGGCCCCGCACCCGTTGAGCACCACGCCGTTGCCGGTGATGCCGAAAATCGTCCCTGTGCCGCCGTCGCAGCACACCTGTGACAGGGTGCTGTAGGCGGACTGGATGATATACGGGTTAGCCGCGCCGCTGCAATAGACCCGTTCCAGGACGGTACTGGTGCCGTAGTCGATGTGGACGGCGTTGGAGGCGCACACAAGATACAGGTCCGCCAGCCGGTTGAAAAAGCTGTGCAGCCGGATGCCGTGGCTGCCGGTGCGGATATTGCAGTGCTCAATGGTGCAGCGGCTGCGGTCGCCGTAGATGGCCCAGTGCTCCGCCGCCGTGGAGGCGTTCTTGATGGACAGGTTCCGGAGCACCGGCCCGCTGCCCTTTTCCGCGCCGTCCGTGCGGCCCAGGATGATAGCGGCGTCAATGGCTCCCCAGCCGCCGGACCAGCTGTCCACCGTGGGCATGGTTTTGGCGGCATTGCCGGTTTTCTTGATGATGGCCGTACTCTTGTTCTCGCCGATGAGCGCAGGGGCGCGGCCTTCCCACCACTTCACGCCATCAACGGAAGCATCGCTATCGCTGTAGGTCTGCACGACAAGCGGCGTGGTGATGATGTACGTACCGGCGGGGATATATACCGCCATAGCCAGGGAGGATACCGCCTTATCAATGGCTGCCTGGATGGCCGCCGTGTCGTCGGTGGTGCTGTCGCCCTTAGCTCCGAAATCCCGGACGTTGAGCATGTCCCGGTACTTTTTCCGCCACCCGGTAGGCTTGCCGTCTGCATCCACGGCGGACACCATGATCTGGTCATCCGCCGCCAGACCGGACAGGCCCATGGCGGCAGCTACGTTGGCCGCCGTCACGCTTGCATCCGTCCCAGGGGCTCCCTTCGGGCCTTGCGGGCCAGCCGGGCCGGTCGCGCCTTTTTCTCCCTGTGCGCCCTTGGCAACGCCAGCGTCCAGCGTGGTGCCGTCCGTCAGCGTCAAAATCAGATGGCCGCTGTCGTTAATGGCAGCGGACTGGATGTCCTTGCCCAGCAGTCCGGCCACCCGGATCAGCTCATCCTGGATGGCGTTGAGGGTATCAGCGTCAATGACGGTCTGGTTGTTCACAAAGGTCGTCTTGGTAAAGGCCATTAGATCACTCCTTTCGGTGCCCAAATCGGGCACAAGCTGTCAGCCCATTATTCAGGCCGTCCTGCGCCATGTGTACACGGCCAGGTACGGCGGCATATTGTTGTGGGCCTGGCCGCCGCAGTTGGACGTAGCCTTGCCCGTGTAAGGGTTGTACTGGGTACTCGCAGCATTATACAGGCGGATGGCGTTGACACCCTCCGTAATGCTCTGGCCCGTGTAATCGTAGCCGTGGGTGTGGTTTGCCATCTCCGCCGCTGTCAGGACGTGCTCCTCCTCGCCGCCGGTAGAGCCAGCCGCGTGAGAGTCGCCTGCCGCCAAGAGGAACACGTCCTTGATCTGCTCCCACGTACCGCCGAACAGGTCTGCTGGAGGCGTGGGGTCCGTAGACTGGTAGATGCTGCCGACGGGGTGGAGATAATCCAGGAGGGGCGTGCCTCCGAACAACACCGCCGCGGGACCGGGCAGCTTCAGCCGCGTGATGAGCCCGCCCACGATCAGCGTGGCCGCCTCGGTCAGATACTGGCCGATGGACAACCCGTCCACGGCCGGCGCCGTCCGGAAAAGCACCTGCGCCGATGGCAGCACCACGATCAGGCTGGCCGTGCTGCCCAGTGCGTCGGTGACGGCTATGCACACCTCATAGACGGTGTCCACCGCGGCCGGGATGACGCCATAGGCACTGGGTGTATACTGCCCGGTGGCGTCCGGCACGGCCTGGGAGCTCCAGGTGTCCGCCCCCTGGGCCCGGTAGCGGATGACATAGGCGGCCGTGTTCTGGTCGTTCAGCGGCGCCACCGCGCCCACAAAGGACACCTTGGCGTGATCTCCGGCGGGGTTGTCCGTGCCGTCTGCATCGCAGCGGGCGGCGCTGATGGAGCGCACACCGGGCGCGGCGTAGGGCAGCACGGTGATGGTTCCTCGCAGGACGGTGGACAGCCCCCGGGAGTCTGTAACGGTGACGGCATAGGCCACCGTGCCGGACTCCGGCAGCACGCCAGTAGTGGCTGTAGCCCCGGTGGCCGTCAGGCCGGAGATGGCCAGGGCGCAGCTCTTGACGGTGGCCCCGTATTTCCCGTTGGCCGTCGTGACGGCCTTCAGACGGCTCTTGGCCTGCACGTAGGCTCCGTAGGTATCCGCATACCCGGCGGCGTCCGAAAGCGCCACGGAGACCACAGGGGCCGCGCTGGAGGGCACGGAGGCGGCAAAGCTATAGGACTGACTGCCCAAGGCCGTATCACCGCTGTATGTGGTGATGGTCAGGGTACCCACGCCGGTAACAGCATTGGGGATATCGTTGGCCAGTTCCAGGGGCGGCGTCCAGGTAATGGACGTCGCGCCCGTCTCTGCTGACACCACGCCGGAGTGGGTGCCCCAGGCGTATGTGATCCGGTGCGTGTAGCTGCTGTCTGCCTTGGTGACGGTCAGTGTGGCAGGGCTGCCCAGCGTTATAGACGGGACCGCCAAAGAGGATGCCCGGGGGATGGTAGGCAGCATGACCTTGCCGGATACAGACAGAGACGCCGGCGTCCATTGAGAGGTAAAGCCGCTGTGCCACTCAGCGGACAGTGTTACCGTGGCCTCGCCCTTGGCATCGTGGTCCACGGTGATGGTCTTGGTGCCCAGATCGTACCAGCCCTTGGCGGTGTAGCTGTAGGGATGGTACACCTTGCTTCCCTGTAGGACGTAATAGCAGCTGTTGGCCGCCTGGTTATAGCTCTCGCCGGTGCTGTCGTAGATCTGCAGTGACAGGGCGATGGTGCTGCGGTTGTTGCTGAGGGATTGCTGGATGGTATACCCCAGCCATAGCCGCCAGCCGTATGTGGATTGTGCGCCGTACAGCTCACCCATTGGCATTCACTCCCTTCGCACCCACCACGGACCCATCCGGGGCAACCCGGACCACCAGGTTGCCCAGGTACAGGCACCCGGCGGTGGGGTCGTCCGGATCCATGGGCCGGATGTACAGCGACGGCGTATATACGCCCCGCTGGTTGATGGACAGCAGAGCCAGGGTCTCCCGGAGGATGTTTAGGCCCTGATTGTTGATCTGCACCTTTACGGGGTCCCCCTCGCTGCCCAGGAGCATGCCCATGGCCGCCGTAAAGCTCATGTACTGGTTCATGGTGCGGACGGTCTGGCGGATATCGCCGGTGGCGTCCTCCACCTGCTCGGTGATCTCCTCGGATACCTCCATGCGGATCTGATCCGGCAGGATGGCCAGAGTGGCATCCATGACCCGCTTGTAGCTCTCAAAGTCCCCGATCTCCACATAGTCTTGCAGAGCCTCCAGGAGGATCTGCCGGTCCGACTGGGAAATCTGCGTCATGCGCTCAGTGAGGATCTGCTGCACGGTGTTGATCCGCTCCTCAGTCTCCTGCCGTACCTCCTCCATGCCCTGGGATACGCGGTTGCGCTCGTCCTCCACGTCGCCGGTAAAGGTACGCCGCGTCCGGCCCATGGTGACGGTGGTCTGCGCCGGGTCCAAGAGATCAATGTGCATTTGCAGCAGAGGCATGGCCGCCCGGATGCCGTGGGGCGTGGTGGCCAGCATGGTATACCGGCCTACTCGCCAGGCGGCCACAGCGGCGTCTGTAACGTGGAGATCAATGGCCTTGCAGGTAATGGACTCCTCCAGCGCCCAAGCGGAGGTAGCCAGCCGGGCCGCTGCGTATGACTGTAGGTTTCCGGCCACGGTGACGTCTTGCCAATCCGTGGGGCCGGGACAGATCCAACCGTACTTTGCCACACCGGCCCGGGACCAGACATACGGGCCCTCCTTGACCAGATCGTCCGTCAGGTCGTCGTCGGCCAGCTCCGCGATGGTCAGGCCATCCTTGCCCACCGGCAGGATGGCGGTGTAGATGCCGGTGCCGGTAAGCTGGCGCTCCAGGTCCAGGAGATTTTGGCCGAACTGCACCGCCTGGGCGTTGGTCAGCGGCAGGTCCGCATAATAGTCCAGATAGTTGCCGTCCGCCTCGTACCGCATCAGGAGGTATCCACCCAGGGCGGAGCCGGTAAGGCGGGTGGTCATGGCCTCCATGGTGGTGAGATACTTGGTGGCGCTGCGGGCAATGTAGTTGTTGGCGTCCGTCACAGTGCAGACGCCCGGCTTGATCTGCTGATCCGTGGATACCTTGGCATTGTGCTGGGCCAGGAACCAGCGGAACAGGAAATCCACCACATTGCCGTTGTTGGCAGCCGCCTGATAGTCCGCATCCGCCGCAAAATCGTCCGGGTAGACAAACGGGGGGACAGTGGAATCATTGAGCACCGCCATGACGCCCTCTGCCGTAACGTTGAGGTTGTTGCAAAAGTCGCCCACCTGGGAGGTAATGCGGCCCCGCCACACCACATACCGGCCCTGCAACAGCTCCAGACCGGGGCGCATATAGGGCAGCTTGTCCCGGTAAGGATGATCCGGCGGCAGAGAGAACGCCATACTCCCGGCCTTGCCGGCGGTAAGGTCCACCGTCGCCGCCGAGGCGCACAGCCGGTCCGTCTCGTTGGCGCCGCGCGGATCGTACAGGATGTAATCCCCGTAACGCAGCTGATAACCGACAAACTCCTGCGTAGTCTCCTGGGGATCCGTGCCGCAGACAGCCAGCCCGGCAATGGCCTTGCCGCATACTGCGCCGGTGTAGCTCATAGCGACGCCTCCTGATAGGTGACGGACACCGTGGTCCCGGCTGCGGCCGTGACGGCAAGGGAGTTGCTGCCGGCTGCCAGGCGGATATCCAGGCTACGATGGCTGCCGGCTGCCACCGCGATGTCCTTGCCGCCGAAGGTCAGCGTTGCAGCCGCCGACACCTCCACGGTGGGCACCACCGGCCGGCGCTCGTTGGCCAGGGTCAGGGACAGCGTGCCCGATTCGGGCACGGTCCCCGTGACCGTGGTTTTTGCGTTCTTGTATTTCCACGGGTCGCAGCTGACTGTGACCGGGATGGTCTGCATCATTTTGACAAGCTCCACCCGCCCAACGGAGCATCGCCCACTGTAATAATGGGCGGTGTCCTCGGGGAAGGTCACTTTCACGCGCTTGCCGTGGACTTTGTTGCAGAAGTCAGAAATCGTGGCAGGCCATTTCTTGCCGCTCACCGGGTCCACGCCGGTGAGCTTCAGTACAATGGTGCGGTTTTTGTAGGTCACTTCGCCGGTCAACACCTCGGAAGCGTCCAGCAGACCGTCCCGGCCCGGAACATCAATCATATTCGTGCGGACTTCCGGCAAAGAAATGGACTTGCTCGCAAGAAGCAGGCCGTATTCTGTGTAAGTGTCTTTTCCGTCAAAAAATACTTTTCCTATCATACAGCCCTTGCCTTCCTTGCATTGATTTTGGCCAGTTCTTCATCCATGCCTGGGGCAAGCAAACCGATAACCTGGCCACTGTCCATGATGACTTTCATATTTGCCAACATAGGCAAATACTGTTCCAGCAGCATTACAATTCTGCCGGAATCGCCACCCCCGCTTGTGCTTGCCGCTCCGTAAGAGCCCCTTGTATAGTTTCTGCTGATGTTTGCATCTGCTGTAATGGTTCCAGCGTCAAAATTCATGCTGCCTTCAATGTCATTTTTCACAGCCGCGAATTCATCGCTAAAGCCTTCGCCCAGACCTTCGGCCATGAAACCGCCGATTCCGGCAAAGACCTTGGAAGGGGAGTGGATGCCCAAAATGCGCTTCACGCCGCCGACAAGGCTATTCACCTTTTCGTTGAACCAATCCTTGATATTGTCCCACATTCCGGCGATACCGTCTTTCAGCCCCTGAACGATGTTTCTACCGATGCCGCCCCAGTCGTAGTTTCTGATTGTGTCGGCAATAGCAGCGATAACGCGCGGGACGGCTGCAATCAATTCCGGGATTGCCCCGATAATGCCGGTAATCAGCGATACAATGATCTGCGGCGCTGCAAGGATGATCTTGTCAAGGTTGTTCACGATGCCGTTGACGAACGCAATAATCAGCGTAGGGACTGCCGCGACCAGCTCCGGGATGCACTTGATAATTCCGTCAATCAGCGCAAACAGAAGATCAATGCCCATCTGGATAATGTTCGGCAGCTCTACAATGATTGCGGCGAGCAAGTTGCCAATAATCATAGGTACTGCCGCGATAAGCTGCGGAATCGCGTCAATCAGGCCCTGCGCAAGCGTCATAATCAGCAAGATTGCCGTTTCAATGAGTTGCGTCAAAAAGTCCGGGCTTGTCAGCATCTGCACAATCGTCAAGGTCACTTGCACAATGCCGTCAATAAGCGTGGGCAGGTTTTCTATCAGGCCATTCGCAAGGAAGAAAAGAATGTCGATTGCTGCTTGCGTAATTGCAGGTAGGCTATCAATGATACCCTGTCCCAATGCGCCGACAAGCGCAACCGCCGCCTGCAAAAGCGCAGGCAGGTTGTCTGTGATGGTTGTTATGACCATCGGGATAATAGTGGTAGATGCAGATGTAACAAGCTGTGAAATGCCGCCCAACATGACACTAACGCGCGGAATAATATTTCCAGCCGCCGTCTCCACGCTGCTGACAAAATTGCCAATCAGCGTATCAAGGTCTGCGTTGTCGGCTGCAATGCCGGTTATCAGGTTGCTCCATGCGGACTTTGCCGCGCTGACGCTGCCCTGAATAGTAGACGCAGCCTCTTTTGCCGTTGTCCCGGTAATGCCCATTTCCGTCTGCACCACATGGATGGCGTCTACGATGTCGGAGTAAGATGAAATATCAAACTTCTGCCCAGACAGCTTCTCCGCGTCCGCAAGCAGACGCTCCATTTCCTCTTTGGTGCCGCCATACCCGAGTTTTAGGTTGTCCAGCATGGTGTAGTTCTGCTTTGCAAAACCCTGATAGGCGTTCTGTATCATCTCCATGCCGGTGCCCATCTTATTGGCGTTGTCTGCCATGTCGGTGATGGCCTGGTCCGCCTTTTGAGCTGCTTTTTCTGTATCTCCGCCAAGGCTCTGGAGCAGGGAGGCCGAAAAGCTGGTCACCGTGTCCATATATTCGTTGGCGCTCATGCCAGCGGTCTTGTATGCGTTTGCGGCGTACTCCTGCACCTTGTCCGATGCAGTCTTAAAGAGGGTATCGACGCCACCCACTAATTGCTCATACTCGGCATATTGGTCAATGGACGCCTTTGTCAGCGCCGCCATGCCAGTAGCCGCAGCTGTCAAAGCCGCAGCTCCCACCTTTGCCGCAGTAGCAAGGCCGCTTTTCAACTTGTCGGCAAAGCCGGACGCTTTGCCGGAAGCATTGTCCAGCCCATTTTCGTATCCGCTGGTGTCCAGCGTAATTTTTGCATACAAGTCAAACACGTTTATCGTCCTCACCTCCGACCTTTGCGATTTTTTCTTTCATTCGGTCAACGATTTGTTCCGGCGTCCTGGTTTCCTCCGGATTCGGCTCTATGAGGTCAGCATACCGCGCCTTGATATAGCCGCCCCCCACGTACCGCGCCGTGTTTTCCGCGATTGCTTTGAGCGCGTCTGTCACATAGACCCGGTATGCCTTGTCCACGCTGTCCTGTTTGGCGCGGGCAAGGGCATACCGCAGGAACGCCTTTACGCTACGGGGGCCTTGGTATTCTCCTGCGCAGAGCCAGAGGGTTTTTCTGTGCTCTGCGCTGAGATAAAAAGTTCCGTGAACGCTTCGTCTGTCATCAGGTCAATAAAATCCTTGGTCAGTTTTACCAGACTCAGAGCGCCCGTGTAAGCCTCCGGGCTTGTTCCCTCAATGGAGGACAGGATGGAGATTACATCGCCCTTATGACCGCGCAGAAGGGCGGGAACGGCCTTTTTTGCCTTCTGTAAAAGGAACTTCTTGGCTGTCATGCCATCCGGCAGTTGTTCCCGCTTAAACAGGGCGGCGGCGTTCTCGTCCTCCGCAATGTTGCAGATTGGCTCGATCAGATCTGCGATTACTTCCAGGGTGCGATCACCTTTTACGTCAGATAGTTTCATCAGCCGCCCACCTCCGCAGGAGCCGCGCTGTAAAACTCCATGGGCATCTCGTCCTGAGCGGACATGGACACATGGCCGGTCAGCTCCACGCTCACCTGGCCCTTGCCGTTTTTGGTGGTCTGGAGAGTAAAGCCGCCGGTGGACAGGGCGTTTTTCAGGCAGATAGCCACCATTCCGCCGTCGGCCCGGTCGCCAACCCACCACAGGTCTGCAAAGTCGGTCTGCTTCAGGTCTCGCCGGGGGGTGATTTTGCTCCTGTCGGTAGTGTCAATGTCTGCCGCGCCCAGGGCCAGCCGGATGGACTCCGTGGATGTTCCAAGGGAGGTAAAGGCCATCTTGCAATCCCAACCGTCCAGATGCTTCAGCTCCATCATATTCACAGGGCAGTTGTCCACGTCCTCTCCCATGTCGGAGTAAGTAGGGACGCAAGACACATTGATGCCGCCGGTTGTGGCACACACAATGTCCTCGTCCTTCGGTGCGGTGGGAGTAGCCGGGGTAAAGTTTTTCAGGATGACACCCGCGTCGAGCTGCAATTCCTCAAAGGTGCTCTGCGGGATCGCGGTAAATTTGCCCATATTGGGTCTCCTTTCAGCTGAATGTCAGGTATTCAGCGGTAATGTTGATGTACCGGCGCTTAATGGCCGGGTCTTCCTCATAGGTTAGGCTTTGGCACCAGGGGGAACCGCGCTTGAGCCAGATATAGCCCTCGTCGCAGGGCAGATACACGCCACCGTAGCCGATGCGCTTGGACAACTCCTGGGCCTTCTCGTCTGGGACAGCTTCGCTCTCCGTGCGGAACCACAGATTGACCGTCAGGCCGACCTCCCCGGCATCAAAAGCGCTGTCGATATACTCATAGGTGCCATAAGGCATGACCACATCGTCTGGCACGCTGGACGCTCGGTAGAAGGGCATGAACTCGTTGAACCAGGCGTAGAGGGCTTTGTTTTTGGTCATGTGGTCAACGCCCACCTTTCCGCCGTAAAGTATTTTAGCTGCATCGTGGAGGACTTGGGGGCCTGCTTGTTCTCCGGATTTGAGGTCACGCGGTAGGTTTCGCCGGTGGTCTTGTCTTTGAACACGTCGTTGTACTCGATGGGCACGGCCTTGTCTACCAGGACGGAATACAGGCTGGTCACGCCTTCTTTTTCCGCTCTGCGGGCCTCCATGGAGGTATCCAGTGCCTGGTAGTTGGTGAACTCAGCGCCCTCCACCCACTCTACAAAGTGACCGCCCGCACCGTCCGATACCCGGCGTTTTTCCATGAATACACAGGTGCGGGAAAAATCATCTAAAAGGCTCATCAGATCCCCCTAATTCTCCGCCAGTCGTTCAGGCGGCTCTTGAATACATCCTGCCAGCCGACGGCCATGCCGCTGGCGTTGGTGGCTTTGCTGTAGGAGTAGCCGCCAAATGATTCTGAGGTAAACGGCCCTGGATCCCCGTTCTTCGTCTGCCATGCGTCGATTTCTTCGGCCAATTCAATCACCGCCTTCGGAACAGCCAGCGCCCACACGGAGCCGGTAAACGTCTCGTCGGTCAGGTCTGCCACCGGGTACTGGTGGAGCCCGTCATTGAATACGGAACCCACCACCCGGAAATACTGGCCGGTTTGCAGAAAGGGCAGCGTGAGCAGCCCGCCCTGCACAGTGAACTCCCCGGCGTGGACGCCGTCCGGAACTAAAAACCAGTTGTTCAAATTCTGCAAAACCGTTTCAAGCATCACGCTGTCCTCCTTTTACGCCGATTTGGTTACGGTCACGGTATATACTTTCTCCGCCGTGCCGTTTTTCACGTTCACAGTCAAAGTGTTGGCTCCGGTCGCCCAGGTGGCCGCAGTGCCATTTTCAACAGGCGTCTCTCCGTTGAGGATGGTCACTGTGGCGCTTGCGTCCTCCGGGGTCGCGGTTACCGTGTTGGTCGCGTTTGTCGTTGTGGCTGTATACTCCGTCGTGTCTGGGTCAAACGCCGGAGTCAGTGTCAGCGCGCCAATCGTCAGCCCCGAGAGGCGCGCGCTTAAGGGGCCGGGGTGACCGTGATTTTGGCGATGCCGTCCAAGTACTCAGCCCACAGCTTCATGCCCATGATGGCGTAACTCTCGCCCACGGCGGTGCTGTAATTACCCTGGGCGTGGAAACCGATCAGGTTTGTCTCGCCCTGCACGGTGTAATTCAGGCCCAGTCTGGCAAACTCGCTGTCGCCGGGGTCTGCATAGTACAGGTCGATGTTCTCCACAGGCGTTGCGATCACAGTGTTGCGAGCAATAGCGTTATTGCCGGAAACGGTGGTGGGCAACAGGAACAGCGTGGAGTACCCCATGAAGTCCTTGACATAGTTCAGGCCGAACTGGGTCTGGACGGAAATATCCGCAGCACCCAGATAGTCGTATGCGTCCAGGATGTTAGCAAATCCCACAACGGAGGTAACGTCTTTTGCCATACCAGCAAACTTGTTCAGCACTTCGCCCTGAGCCTTTGCAAGTGCCGCCTGCCAGGTTGCGGCGGTTCCGGTGAGAGAACCGGTGTTCAGGAAAGTATAGAAATTGCCAAGGACCACATTCTGGAGCTTGGTCAGAAAAGCGTCGTCGCTCTTCTCCACCGCGATCTCTGCACCATACTTGTCAACGTCCTCGATAGGAACAGCCTTTGCATACTTCTTGATGGACAGGTCGTCCTTGGTCGCTTGGGTAATCGTCGCCTTGCTGTAAGGGATCACCTCGCCAGCGCCGACGTCGCCGTCCTCCAGGGCCACATCAGCGGTGTAAGAAATCAGGCTTGTGCCGGGGGCCTTGCGGATGGGGCGCATAATGCCCATAATGTTGCGCAGCGCATCCCAGTTGTCATTGAAACGGGTGACGAAATCCACCTCTCGGGCGGTCACGCTGGTATAGGTATTGGGCAGGGAATCGCGGGGGTTGGTCAGGCTTTCAACTTTCGTAGCAGCCATGTAATTCATCCTTTCTTGTTAAGTAATTTGGTTTTCCATAAGCGCTTTCTGTCGCTCAGATGCGGACAGCATATAGTGGCCGTGATCGTCCTTTTTGTAGATGTCCGCTTTCGTCATCGTGCCGGGGCTTCCGCCCGCCGGAGGGTTTGCGATATTGGCACCCTTCGTGGTGGTAGTGGAGACCAGCTTTGCAAAAGCACCGCTCACAAGCGCATCCAGAGCGGCGGTGTCCTTGATCTTGTCGCCGTCCAGCTCCACGCCGTCGATCTCCGCGCCGCTGCCGCGCAGAGCAATAGTTAGATTGTCGCCGGTGATGTTCTTGCTTTCGTAATAGGCTTTTACCGCCTTTTCTTTGGCGGCCTTGGTCTCCTTTGCGGTGATGTCCGCCTTGAAGTCGTCAAAGGCCTTGTGCTCCTTCTCATACTTCTCCTTGTAACCGCCGTCCCCGGCGGCTTTCAGGTCGTCCAATTCCTTCTGGACTGTGGGCAACTTCTCCGCGTCCGCCTTGTAGCGGCTCACATCCGCCTTCAAGCCGTCCACGGTGTCGGTATGCGCTTCGATGATGGTGTCCACCTGTTCGTCGGTGAGACCCATCCCCTTCAAAAGTTTGCGTGTTAGTGCCATTTTTCTATCTTCCTTTCCTTCGTCCGCAGTTCGTCGCGGCGATAGATTGTATAAAAACCGCTGTACCTCGCGGGTTTTATCGAAAACGAAAGAGCCAACCGCCGAGAAAATCTCAGTAGTTGGCTCCTATTGCCCTTTCCCGTGCCCTATTGCGCGGGAGTGCTGTATTTGATTGTTTTCTTAACCTCTAAGACGATGTACCCATCGCCTTTTCGCCGCACCTCTGCGTCGTTTCCGCGCTTTGTGATGGCTTCGATGGCCTTGATAATGCCTTCATCCATTTTTCAATTCATCCTCGATTATGTTCCGATATGTCTGTTGGTGGTCGGCCACCGCTGGCTTCAAGAACGGCTGTGCCGGGTTGCCAGCCGTCCAGTGCCAGTGACCTTCATCGTCCTGATACACCCACGGCGTCGGCCGTCCGCCCTCCGCGTATTTGCCGGTACCTAATTCCACATACGCGGCATATTCATTGTTTGTCCCGATGATCGCTGCCGGTTCCTGCTCGTCTACCGTATGGGTAATGCTGTTGCGCAGATTACCGGTGTCCACGGGGCAGAGCTTTTTCGCATAGCCCTCTGCAACCAGCCCGCACTTTTCCAGCGCCCTGGCAGCGGCCTCATGCATGGCAGCGAGGACTTCTTTGGAGTTGTCTGTGAAATCAACTTTCATAGTTTTTCCAGTTCGCTTTCAGCGCAGTCGAATAGTTCATTGTCACCGTCTCGTTCAACAAGATAAAACGTGCCGTTGGTCTCCCGGATATCAACAACAATACCGACATCGCCTGTCTTAATGATTTTTACACGGTCATATTCGTTAATCATGCGAATTCTCCTTGTTTTTTCTGAATCCGGTTACGATCCTCGGTTTGCTATCCGGTGTATCTTGAATCCATCCCGTTAAAAAAGTGCGCTGTTTTGTAACTCCAAGTGTCATGTAGATATTAAACATTATCGCACCGCCATTTAACTCCTGCACATCAACAGCCTTGCTCATATCAAACTGCCGTGCCATATCATAACGCAGCTGCAATGGGTTATCCGCTGTATAGCCAACATCAAAAAATTGATCCGCGTGTTTTGCGCCATCTTTCAGGAAATACCCGGTGTATTTTTTAGGCGTTGTCACACATTCGGCGTTATTCACAAAAACGGTTTGCCGTTTCATGGTTTTCAGTTGGGCCCACTTATCAGGTTCATTATACTTCAAATTCTGGAACTTCTCAACCGTGTTTGGAACTTTGTTTCCCAGAACCGATTTGTATTCCTGCCACTGTTTTGTATCAGTGGAAAGGTTGCGGCCCTTCTTCATGTATGTATTCCAGGCCGCAGCGTCTTCCGCTTGCTTCTGCTCCGCCCACTCGGAATAGGTCATGTCAGAAATAACCTCTGTTTCGCCTGTAACGGGGTTTTTGGCGCGTCTTTGCCCTGTGGAGGTATCTACCCCATCCACATCCGCAACAAGCGTGCAGCGGCAGTTGTAGATCTCCCACGCTGGCCCCTGCGGATCGCCCGGAAAGCGGCAGCCGTTGGAGAATTTCTTATCTTGATCTACCTTTTCGCCGTCCAGCATGGCGTGTGAATGCCGCGTCCGGTTGTCCAGCGTCGCCAGCCATTGCTTTTTAAGCTTGATGCCCATCTTTTCCGCCGCCGCGTAGCTGTCCATGCGTCCGGCGTTCTGTGCGCCAGTGACCGCCGTTCGCGCCGTCCGAATCGCGCTGCTTCTGCCCATTGTAATAATGCGCCGCTGCAAATCGTCTGCCATACCCTTAATGCTTTTCCCCTGCAAGATGGAGCTGGTGACGCTGGCCGTGATTTGCTTTTTCCCATACGCAAGGTCAATGCCGCGTTTCAATGCTCTATCTTTTGGGTAATACGGCATCAGCCCCGGCTGCTCCACAATCAGGCGCTTCACCGTCTGCTCGTCCCACAGGTCAAAGCCAACATTCCCAGCCACGCTCTCGATTGTGTACGCCGCGAAATTGCGGTTCAGGGAGTAAATACCGGGCGTTGCATCGTTGGTGTAGGACGCCGCCACGGCGTTCGCGTCGGTGACACGGTGTGCCACTTTATCCCGCATGGCCTGATAGCGTTCTCCGCGCCCGATCTGATTGAGCCGCCATTGTTTATAGTCGGCCTCTGTCCATTCCTTTCCGTTCTGCACCGTGCCGATCAGCGCTTTCATTTCCTCATCGCGCTTTTTGAATTGCTCAAAGTAAGCGTCAATGGTTTCTTGCAATTCTTCCCCGGCTTCTCGGTACAGCTTCGCAATGCGCCGTTCCAGCTTTGCAAGCTCCTTGTCGGTCAGCTTGTGGCCCAGATCAGGCGTTGCCATCCTCGATCACCCCCGGTTCGGGCGGTTCCTCCGGCAGCACGTCCATCCGGTCAAGCTCTTCCGCGTCTTTCCGGCGCATCAGTTCGTCGTACTGGTCGATGTCGCCGTTGATGGTCAGCAGCTTCTTGGTGATGTACTCATCATCGTAGTATTCCGCTCCCATCAGAACGGTCTGGGTCTCCTCGCTCTTGTTCACAATTTGGCTGCGGGTATAGCTGGGCGTATCGTCTGCCCCAGCCAGCGTCAATAGGCCTTGGATAAAGTCGGTCACATCGCTCTCGAAGTCGTCCACTTTTAGATCCAGCGGCACATAGCTGGCCTTGATGGCCGTGGCCGTCTGATTTCCCGCGCTCACGGCGGCGCTGTCAAACGCCTGGAAATCCTCGTACAGCTTGCGCTTGAGCATGTCAATAGTTGCGTTGGTGCCCTCAAAGGGGGCCTCGATGGTGTGCGGTTCCGCGTTCACCTCGTCGTCGGTGTGGGCCACGTGAAGGGTCTTGATACGCTCCAAAAACTTCACGTCGTCCAAGTCATTCATGCCGCCCGCGTTGGTAAGCACCCAATAGATGAGATTGCCCTCGTCCACGTTGTTGACCATGTTGGAACAGGCCAGATCCAGCGCGTCCACAGTGTTCCGCCGCCCCCGCAGCTCCGACCGGCAGTTTTTGCCGTTTTTCAGAGGCACGATGGGAAATCCAGGATAATTGTCACCGTCCAGAATGGTCTCCGCGCCCAGGCCGTCCGTGCGGACATTGACCTTGTACCGTTGTTTGTCCGTCAGCACGGTCATGTTCTCCCCGCTGCGCTGGATGTACTCGGTGTATCCGTCCAGCTCGTACAGCGTGGCACGAAGCGGCTTATCGTCTGCCACTTGCCAGAACCGCACACCGGCCATCAAGGCACCGTTTTCCTCGTCGTAAAGGGGCGCAAACTCGGTCAGCTCGAACACCTGAACCCGGTCCAGGTTGAAGAACCCGAACGCCACGCCGCATACCAGGGCGCTCTTGCCTGCGTCCTTGACCCGCTGGTCAAAGTCAGCGCCCAGTCTGGCCTTTGTCTCCCTCTTCTGAAAGGTCACGCCGTTGCCCAGCAGATAGTTTGCCTCCTGCCGCACGACAAATCCAAAGAAACTTGACATGAGTTTGTGGTTTGCCGTGTACATGTCCCGGTGGGCGCGTCCCTGAAGGTCATAGATGATCTTTTCATACCGGCTGATGGTGGGATTCTCGCCGTCGTAATATCGCTGTGCGTCTACCGCGAACCGGTAAGCCGCAGAGCCTTTGTGCTCATTGATGACCCGCCGGATAAAATCCATTCGGTCCTGTTCGTTCTCGCCCACGGCGAGCAAGTCCTGATATGTCAGCATGCTATCACCTCTCCCACAGGGGGATGTATTTCTCCCCGTTATCATCCCGCACTTTCCGGCGCAATACTGTCATTGCAAAGTAACGTGTATCATCCATCGCGTGGTCGTTCTCCTTAATTGGCCTGTCCTCTGTGGATTTTTCGTCCCAGCGGTAGAGGCCGAATTCCCGAATGGCGTCTTTACACGACCTGTGTATCTTCAGCGCACCGCTGCGCAGATACCTCGCCGTGGTGGCGATGCCCGGCAGCACGTCATTGACCGCCTTGCGCACCTTGAACTTCCCGTGCCGCTTGATAACCTCGATGAAGGACGCCGCCGACGGGTCCACGATGATGCTTATCACCGGCAGCTCTCCCTCCAGCTTCTCCAACTCCGTATAATATTCCTCGTCAGTCTTGTTTCTGTGTTCTTCCCGCCCGGAGTAGTAATACTCCCGGATGCGGGTGGCCGTCTTGCCGTCCCAGCACCACAAACCAGCAGAAAATGGGTTCAGCGTGCCGTAGTCGCAGGAAATGTAATATTCCCCGCTCTCCGGCACATCGTCCACGATGTTTTCCTCGCCAAAGTCGTATACCAGGCCCTCGGCCAGCACCCACAATCCACGGATATATCGGTCGTAGAACACACCGGTAAACATGTTCTGGTAGCGCTCCAGCGTCTTTTCGCTCAGGCCGGGGTTGTCCGTCATCTCAAAGTGCAGATACAGAGCGTTGCGCTCTTTGTGCCGCTTGATCCACTCCAAGTAGAACCAGTGCTGCGGGCTTCCTGGGTTGCAGGAAAACCACAGCTTTGCCCCGTCTACGGAGCATCTGGTCAGCGCCTGTTCCACGAAGGAGCGGGGCATCAGCACAACCTCGTCCAGCAGCACACCCGCCAGCGTCCGGCCCTGAATCAGCGTATAGCTGCTTTCGTCCTTGCCGCCGAACACCTCAAAGTAATTCGTCACGGCTCCGCGCCGTACTTCCATAACTTTGTCACCGCGCCGCCAGCGGATGATATAGCTTTCTTTCGCAAGGCTCATCGCCGTGAACGGCACGATGATGTTCTTTGTGCAGCTATCCACCGTTCTGCCACACACGCCGAAGCGCTGACCGCTGAAATTCTCCATCGCCCAGCGAACAAACGCCCACATCATAATGGAGGTCTTGCCGGAACGGACTGCACCGTCGCAAATCAGCGCGTCATACTTGGAATAGGGGAAAGAGAGGATCTTTGCTTGTTTCGGGCTAATCATCGCTCTCCAACCCTTCTGCCATTTCACGCAGGCTCACGCTCAAAGCGTCTTCCTGCGCGTTGTCTGTCGGCAAGCCCAGATCCACAACGTCACGCTGCCCAAGGTACTGTTTTCCCAGCCAAATGGCCATGCTTGCGTTCTTTTCGGCAAGCCGCCACTGGCTTCTACGTAAGGATACTTTCCCCAATCCTCGCTTTTGCCTGAATACTTCGGAAAAACTTGCACGATATGTGCGTTTACACCAACCATCCAGCGTTTTGTCGGTCACACCAAACCAGCCGCAGATCTCTTCAAGCGTGCATTGCAGTCCGCAGAGGTTTTCGAACTGCTTCTGGTCTATTTCCTTTCTTGGCCTTGCCATACGCGCCCTCCTTTCTCCGCTGGCGTTTGCTAAACTTTTCCATATCCCGCTTCAAGTGCGGGCTGTTCGTCTTAGAAATAATCGCCTGTGCTTCTTCAATCGTCATGCAGAAGCACCGCCTTTTTCCCGGTGAACTTCTCCCACCGGTCAACAATGACGTCGGCATACCGTGGATCAAACTCCATGCAATAGGCATTCCGCCCATTCTGCTCCGCTGCCATGATCGTGGTACCGGATCCAGCAAACAAATCGAGAACCTTCTCCCCCGGCTTACTGGAACACTGCATCTGGTAATCAAACAGCTTAATCGGCTTCATGGTTGGATGCTCCGCAGATTTGACAGGCTTATCAAAATTCAGCACAGTTGTCTGTCTGCGGTTCTTGAAGAAGTAATGCTTCTTACCTTCCGTCCATCCGTAAAGGCAAGGTTCGTGCGCATCCTCTTCAATCTCGCTCTCACCGTACAGGCAAGGTTCATGTTTCCACTGGAAATCCTGTCTCCCCATTACGAGGGAATTTTTTACCCAAATCAGGCACTGCCGGACACGCAGCATCGCATCTCTGCACGCGCCACCGCATATTGGTCGTCTTGCCGCATAGCCCCGATCAAGGCGGAGCCAAAGCCCCGCCCATCGGGAAATTAGGAGGAAAGAAATGAATCGGCACGGGCAGGTTGCCCCTGCATACCCATCATATATTGTCTTTCTCCGCCCCGCACCCCTAAAACGGAAAATATTTTTTTATTTTTTGAATTATTTCTGCCAACTCAAAAGAGGGCGCCATATAGGTGCCCTCTTTTTTTATGCCTCCACGTCCTCCGGAAAGAACTTCTCCCGCACGCCCTTACACTCCTCCACGATGTAGCGCCCCTTTGGATGCACATACACCACCGTAGCACGACGCACTGGGTACTTCGTGTCGATGCTTGCTCCCATTCCGGAAAACGTCTCCGGCAGCGTCATAAACCGCGCCCGGATGGTATCACCGATCTTCATTGCCGCCGTCCTTCCTCTCGCCGTAGCTGCAAAAATCGTCAGGCCACACACCATCCGATTGGTTCTTACACCACAAAACGCCCTCGGCATACGCTTCTTCAATCCTGTCTTTCCGGTTTAGTTTCCTACAGCACTTGCAGTCCTTACACCGCGTCACGACCACGGCGTCGACGGTGGGGCAAGCGTCGACCACTCCACTTACCTCGTCCAATGGGCAAAGCATTGCAAATTCGTTGTCATAAAGCATATCGCACAGCTTATCCGCATCAATCAGCCGCATCGTCCGCACCTCCGCAGTCCACGTTTTGACCAACACATTCCGCTACCTTATCCATGAAAAACTTCGCGTGTTCTTCGCTGGTAAAATAACCGCAAATTGTGATTGCGTTACCTTCTTCTACACATAAGGCAACGCGTCTTTTGTCGCTAAACCGGTATGCACCGGCCTTAATTTTCCCGTTAGTCAACACTTTCGGCATCATCAGCACCTCCGCATTCATTGTCCTGAAGCTGCACAACAGCAACGACTTGCGTAACATCAAGATAGATTGGGAACTCAGCAGCACCTTCATACTTAAACGAAGTTAATTCCCCTGTAAGGGTGTTATACTTGCACACAATCTTTTCGGCAACAGTGTCAAAGCATTGGCCGGATTTAAGATAGACCTTCGCCTTAACCATTGTCGGTCACCCCCTTTGGCGGCTCTGGAAGCGGCATCCAATGCGTAACGGCGACATCATTTCGATCTCCAATCCCGATATGAACACTCCATTCCGCCCTTTTGGGAGCGCACCAGCCCATATAAACGCCCCATCTTTCGTGCCAGTAAGCAACAACGAGGACATCGCTACGATCTTCTGGCAACCGCTCTGTTACCGGAATCCAAACCACCGGGGCCACATCAGCGGCGGGAGTATCACTTACTTCCCGCAACACCTTAGCAGCCAGCAAGTACGGGATTTCCTGTGGGCTCTCCGAAAATACATCCTTGGTGTAAACAGCACCATGATAGCGCCTTGTGTTCTCGATTGCTCTCGCGCCGGCGTTCATGGCAAGCATGAGTTCTTCCGTGCGCTCGATGTATTCAGCCATTGTTGTCCTCCTGTTCTTCATCCCCGTTGGATACAGCCACGCCCTCGTTTTCTGCAACACAGCAATCTGTGCATACGCACTCTCCGTTTGGCAAACCGTAGCACATTTCTCCCGTTTCGATGCGCTTTCCGCAGAACGCGCAGTAATCCCACAGCCGTCCCATCACATTGCCTCCACATAGCACCAGCTTTGGGGCGGGCGGCGAAGCGGCAAAGCCCCATTGTTGCAGATACCGTTGTTGTTGCTGTACATGGCGCAGGCCTCACAGCATAGGTCATTAGGACAAAGCCGCCGAAACGCCGTCAGCTCCCGCGGCTGGTCATAGATCAGCAGGTCGGAGATATGCCAGCCGTAACAACGCCCCTTATCGCCGATATAAGCTATAATTTCTGCCTGAGATAAGCACGTCGCAGGGGAAAA